TCTCCACCCGCTTAACCATTGATTGTTCTCGTTGGGTTCTGTCATTTTCTTCCCACTGTTTGAGTAGTTGTTGTGATTGTGAGTCCACGTTCAACATGACATTACCTATCTTAACACGGATCCATTCTTTTTTCAAGTATTCGATCATACCTAATAAAAGATGCTGAGTAAAAGGGTTCTTAATTTTCCTTTTTACCCACCTTTCTGCCTTCATATACCAAGTAATTTTGCCTGATCCGATCAGTAATGTCTTCTCAAACTTTATTTTTGGCATTAACGTTTGATAGTAGAGTTGACGTTTCTTATTTCATATAGTATATATCGAAAAGTAGCTGAAGCAGTTAGGTAGTTATTGTCACCAGATGTGACATCGAATGGTAGAGCACTCAATTCTACTGGAAAACATTCTTTAAATACAATATCAAAGTTAGCCAAGTTATTATTATTCAGTACCTGTAGAGTAGCATCTGAAAATCTAGTATCTCTAGAGATCGGCATCCTCTTTTCATTCCACTGATCGTGCCATTCATTTCTTTCTTGTTGATCTTGAGGTGTTCCTAATGCTCTCATCCAGTTATGGAGTTCCATATAATTTCTTAAATCTTCATCAACTATAAACTCAATACTTAAATCTTGATATCTCATGTTTCCTTCTATGGGAATAGGAGCAAAACCACGTGTAGGTATATCAATATCACCCAACACCATTGTAGGGACGGTTGCTTTCTGACATAGAAAAGCAGTCTTTCTTGCTTTTTCTATCAGAAAAACAAATCCTATCGGTGATAAGAAGTTCTTGTTTGTAAGTTGGTCTTTATACCAATTAGCCATTAAACTTTTTTAAGTATTTATGTGACATAAAAAAAAGAGACCCGAAGGTCTCTTAGTAAGATATGTAATATCTGAATTACATTATGTTCGCAACTTGAACTCTTCTGTAGTACTTATTGCTGTTAGCTGTAAGTGCTCCAGATCCTTGTGTAAGTCCCTGTGAGAATGGGTTAGAAACCATACCGTAACGAGTCTTGAAACCAATTTTTGGTTGGAAGGTGTTAGGGTTGATTGCTCTAACTTGCTGTAACGGAACGTAAGGACAGTAGAATAATCCTGCGTCGTAAGGAGATGTTCCTTTGTATCCTGCAACATAGAAGTGCTTGTCTGCTACGTTTGCTGAGAAAGGATCAACATAAACCTTGATTCTTCCGTTTAATGTTCCAACAAGAGTTGAAGATGTATCGTCTACACCAGTCAAAGCGTTGTTACCATTAAGAGCAGGAGAGTAATCAAGAACTCCAGCCATTCCAAGAGCAGATGCTACGTCTGCAGAGCAGATTAGTATGTTGCCCTTCCCTCTACGAGTTTGCTGCCCGATAGCGTTTGAATCTCTTTCTATTTGGAATAGAAGTCCTTTGAATTTCTCAACTGACCATCTACCATTTGAGTCAACGTCAAGGTCAAAGATACCTGCATCAGCAACGTTATTCTGTGCACCTTCTACTGCGTTAACGTAGATAGTACGAACAACTTCTCTGTTTATTTCAGCAAGTATTTCTGTTGAAAGAATGTTAGACAATTCTTGCTCGGCATCAAGACCATGAATTGCTTTCAAGTCTTGTGCGAGTTCGATTGAATACTCTGCCTTTAGTGCTCTAGACTTCGCAGTAACTGTGACCTTCTCGATTGAGAAACCCATTTCTCTGAAAGCAGTTGATGCAGAAGCATCGTCTAGTCCTTCAGCAGTTGTTGTTGCCATTCCTTGAGCATCACCTGTTAACTCGTAAGTTCCTGGTGAAGAATCATTAAGAACGCCTGGGTTTGCACCTTGTGCATCGTTAGTAGCGTCAGAAGCATTAGTATCATAGTTACTAAGACCTGTTCCTGGACCACCAGAGAAACCTGCGTTTGGCTCGTTGAACATTGCCTCACGGAAGTCAGAAGAAGCAGGGCTTCTCTCGCTACCATAAGCTGTTCTCATTGCAAAGATAAGTCCTGTAGGACCTGTCATTGGTTGAACACCTGCGATATCGTAAGCGATCAACTGAGGCATTGATCTTCTGATCAATGAAATTAGAACTGGGTCGAAACCTGCGACTGGACCTGTTGCGGTTGCACCGCCACCGAATCCACCTGTTCCAACTGTTTGAAGAGTTTCGTTTAAAGCATTCCCTTCTTCTTTTAATGCTATTTCTTGGTTCTCAAGAAGTTGTGCGACTACGCCTTTCTTATATGTGTCCTCGATCTCTGGAAGAGCGTCGTGGTTTAGAACGGGTGCCCACTTTTCTTGGAGTGATTGTAGTGACATTATGTCTCCTAGTAAGTAGTTTTATACAATTATTTGGACCAACGAGCGATTGCATCGACGTATTTACCCATCGTACCGCTTGCTGTGCTTTCAACTAAGGGTTCTGAACTTTCTTCGGTGGGGTCAGTTTTTGCAGATTCTGCAGCAACTTCAGCCTTCCTAGTGAAATATGATTCCTTAATTGTCTCGACTTTAGATTTAAAGTCTTCTTCATTTTCAAACTCAACACCCTCTGCTAAAGAAGCAAGCTTCTCTTTTTGAGTCTCTGCGAGACCTGCAGCACATTCGTTCACGATTTCCATTTTAACAAACTCTCCAATCCTCTTGTTCAAAGATACATTAGAGTCGATTTGCTCATTGAGTTTCTTTTCCATATCATCTAGTTCCCCTGCCATACCATCAAGCAGGTTATATTTGTCTTCGGGAACATTAAAGTTATGTTCTACGAAGAGACCTTTTAGACCGTTAAAGAATGACTCTGCCATCTCAGTCTTTATACCGTGCTCAACAGCGAGTGAATTCTCTTTGATCCACTGTTCAGCAGCATAAGATAGATAGTCATCGACTTTTTCAGCCAATTCTGTTTTGATCTTCTCGACTTCTTCAGTCAGAGTAGATTCAAATGCTTCGGTTAACGCTTTGGATTCCTCGTTAACACGAGAAGTAACTGCAGCTTCAAAGATTGTTGCGGCTTTTACTCTGAACTCTTCTGTGAGTTCTTCACCTGCGACAAGAGCGTTAACATCCTCAGTAAAGTCGTACTTGGTTTCAGACTCTGGTTCTTCTTGGATTGTTTCGCCATCTTTCTTCTCCACGTCATCGAAGATTTTATTTGAAAGTCCACCAGGCATGGAACTTGATGCACCACTAGGTTTCGTCTTGATTGAGGAATCCTTAGTAGCACCGACAGGTGATGCAGCTTTAGCTCCTAGATTTTCTGTTCCTTCTGGTTTACCCTTACTATCGGATCCACCGATATCTGTGTAATTACCTTGGGAAGTATCTATTTTTTCTCCAGACGTTGCACCTTTTGTTATAGCTGCGGTTCCAGTTGCTGCGTCTTCTTTCACTTGTTCCATGTTATCTAACTCTTTAGTAGAGGTCTCAGACATTGTTTAACTCCGATTTCTTAGCGTTATATACAGTTTTATTTATAAACTACAGACTCTTAAGAAACTTTTCAAATGCGGAAAGCTTCTTTTCCTGTATGTTTATAAGAGTTGCATGGTCAATTTCTTTCTTAATTTCCGCAATTGCTGCTTCTTTTAAGATGCCATTATCCCAAACCCACTCCTTTCCTTCCATGATTCCATCCACAAAAGCGTCTGGAGCAGAAGGGTCTGCTACTATATCAGCAGCAGTAGCAAGCATAAAGTCATCTTGGACTATGCTGCTATTGTTTTCTTTCTTCAGAGAACCCATTCCTCTTGAAGAAACACCTAGTCTTACACCTTCACCTAGTAGTGAGGACGCTATGTTACCCATAGGTGTATCAAGTATCTTTGCTCTTCCAACGAAATTGTTTCCGTCTTCTCTCAAAGATTCGATCTTATGTGATACTCTATCTAGGTTGATTGAAGGACCATCAGGATGTCCAAGTTCTCCAAGTGCACGACCTTTTTGGATCTGTGCCTCATCGTACTTAGCAACTTCTCTCTGAAGTGTCTTGAAAGGATACATCCTTCCATTCTTGTTTGTTATCTCAGATTGTAGAAATATACCTTCGATAAAGTGTGATTTTTTACCACCCTTTTCTTCAGTAATAAATTCTACTGCTTCGATTTCTTCAGCTATTAGTCTCATTGTTGGGTTCCTCTACGGGTTCTTCGGCAGGTGGTTCTGTTTGAACCTCACCTTCTGGTGCTTCATGAGGCATTCTACCTACTACAGGTTCTACCTTTGTTTCACCAGATCCATCATCAACAAGTTTATCTTCTAGATCATCCGCAACAGCTTGTGCAGTTTGATCCATATCAAAACCCATTGATTTTGCAAACTCAGCCTTCTGAGCTTGTATTGCATCATAAGCTGTAGCACTCAATGCATCATTCATTGCATCAACTGCTTTTGCTTTTTCATCTCCAAATATATGGTCGATGATTGTATTTGCTATTTCGCTTGCCATAAATTAGTTACCTTCATTATCTATTTAGTAATTAGAACTCCCCTCGTTTCTGGTCGGCAGGGTCAATCGCGGACTTTGGGTCTTGGGGTACTCCATTATCGGGTGGAACTCCACCCTCTTCACCTGGCATCATTCCCATTTCTGCTGCCATTTGATCTTCTGGAGACATAATTAATCCTGCCTCTGTTTCTGCCTCTATCTGTTTATCGATCTCTTGCATTTCAACGTCAGTCTGTTTAAGGATTTGACGACGTATGTGTTCGATAGAGAAGTATTTACCGACATAAGGATCCATCTGATTAACTTCATTCATCCTTTCGTTACGGATTTCAATCTCTTTGAGTTCAGTAAAGTAGTTATCAGCGATATAATCAAACTGAATATGCTCTTTATACTCTTCCCAATCTTCAATAGATATAATTCCTTTTAGAATTAATTGAGTCTTGAGGAGATCTGTAAACAACTCTCCGAAACGTTTGCGTAAACGTGCAACAAACTTTTGGAATTTAACTTCATCACGTGTGATTTCAGCAGCACGTCCTATGTTAAATGTAGTTTCTGTTTCTAACCTTGAGTTCGGAACGTTTAGTGATTTGTATAATTTTTTCTGGAAGTACTTGACATCCTCAAGTTCTCCAAGATTTTGTCCACCTGGTAACGTAGTGATCTCAGTGCCTCGTCCCCCTTCTCGTCTGGGTAACCAGAAGTCTTCGAGCATTGACATGAACTTCTTGTCATCTTTAATTTCTCCTGTGTTTGCATCATACACTAACTTGTTACGGTATCTACCCATAACTTCACGAAGGTATTGCTCCGCTTTGTTCTTAGGTAAGTTACCAACATCAATGTAAAATATTCTACGTTCTGGAGCTCTTGATAATCTATAGATTACCAGAGAGTCTTCAATCATACGCAATTGGTT